CCTTTCGTTCAGGGTGCCGCGGCGATGGCGGCGTCGAGCGCGGCCCGCGCCGTGGCGTTGCCGGCGAACAGCGCGTCGACCTCGGCCTGCGTCAGGTCGCGGTTCTCGGCCTTCGCCGTCGCCACGGTCGCAAGCGCCGGGCCGAACGTCTGGATCAGGCCGAGGATGACCTGCTCGACGAGTACGGGATTCATGGAGTTCCTTTCGGGGGGTACTGGTTGGAGAGCAACGAGACGGCGAGCAAGGTGTTCTGCAGCGTCGTTCCGTCGGCCAGGCTGAAACCACCGGCGGCCTGCAGCGCCTGCAGCGTGGCCGCGAGCTGCACGCACTGCGCCTGCACCTTGATCGCTTCGGCCTTGCTGATCTTGCCCGCGCCCAGGAAGCTCGCGACGGTGTTCTGCACGCCCGACACCGCCGAGATCGCGATGCCGATTTGGGTGTTCACACCCATCGGAGCGCCGGCGGTCGACGTGGTGCTGGTCGCCGGCGCGGCGCAGCCCACCGCACCGAGCGCCATCACGCCGCACATGAGGCTGGCGGCGAGCAGTGCGGCAAAGCGGATCGGGGATCGGAAATTCGTCATGTCGTGGTGTCCTTCGTTGGAGTTACCGGAACCGCCGGCTCGGATTGGGCGACGTCAGTATGCTGCGTTTCTGCAGCCGCAGCAACCAGCGCAGGCACTGTCGTGCTGAGCGATGCGGCCAGCACCGCCATGTTTGCGTTCGGCTGCGCGATCACACGCAGCACGGGGATCGCGACGCCCATGGCCAGTGTGAAGAGCGCGAATGTCTGGGGCGTGACGAGCGCCTTCACGGCGTCGCTGTAGCCGTACGCTGCGCTGGCGGCCGCGAGCAGCGCGCCTGCGATCACGACGTGGTAGCGCCAGGCGGCTTTCCAGCCGGCGATGAGGTTGAGGGTCATGCGGGTTCTCCGGTGAGTTCGGCCGGCCACTGGCCGGTCAGGATGGCGACGCGCGCACGCTCGGCGCGCGCCGGGGTCTGGGTGTACCACTCGCTGTCGTGGATGCCGATCGCGGCCTGATCCCAGCGCTGCGCGGCAATGGCGGCCAGCGTGTGGTGGAACTCGAGCACGCCGGCCACGCCCATCTGGAACGACATGCTGATGAGCACGGCCTGGCGTACGACGTCGAGCGACCTGAATTGCGGGAAGCCCGCGGCGATGCCGGACGCGGCCTTGGCGTAGTCAGCGGCGAACATGACGTCGATCTGGTTGTCCGTCCACGTTGTGACGCCGACGACCATCGAGTTGTCTTTGTGCCCGATGCCGTTGGTGGCGTTGCGCGGATTGGCCGTGTCCCAGTAGGCGACGTGTCGACGGCCTTCCTCGAACTCGAGTAGGCCCCGCGGGCTGCGTTCGAAGACGGTCATTGGTTCGGTGCTCCCAGATCAGGGTGATGGCATCCACGGCGCTCGACGCCATAGACGACCGGGCGCGCGACGTCGCGACGATCGCGGCGCTCGAACGCGTGCGGCACGCCGCGGTGCCAGAACTTCGACGTCACCCACTGCACCCACAGCATGGATGCGAACGTGGCCACGACCGCGTTGCCGAGCAGGTGTGGATCGAACAGGCCGGTCATCGTCACCGCGAACGCCGACGTCGTCAGCGCGGACATGGCGTAGCGGATCTGGCGATGCGTGGACTTGCGCATCACGACGGCCCTGCAGAACCCGGAGTAGGCAATGCCCGCGCCGATCAACGCGAGGGCGTAGACGACGATGTCGTGATGGGTCATTGCTTGGGTTCCAGTGGGTTGAGTTTGGACAGCACCTTGTCGCGGATCACGCCGAGCTTGTCGGCGCTGAACCCCACGCTGAAGCTGACCGCGAAGAGAAGCACCTCGGGCGTCGCGCCCCAGCTCGCCGGCATCATGTTGGCCAGCGCCCAAGCGACGGCAGACGACAGGCCCGCGCCGGCGAGCACTGCGCGGGCCATGATCTTAAATCCGGTGCGCCTCGTCAGCGTCTCCGCGGTGGTAAGCGAAAGCATCCCGCCGCCGACGGCGCCGATGACGATCACGACGTACGGGCCGATGATCGGGCCGAGGACTTGCACGGCCGTGGCCACGAGAACAGCGCTGGTCGCGGTGACTTGGGCGGCTTGGGGGTTCATTCAGACCTCGATGTTGATGACCGTCATCGACGGGGCTTCGCCCTCTATCGCTCCGTTCCTGAAAAATACTGACTGGCCTACGGTCGCCGCACCCCTGACTTGAACCGTATTGCCGCCCAGCAATTGTACGGTTGCGATTTGTCCGTCGACCGATAGGACATTTCCGATTTGGAGCGGCGGGTTCGGCAATAACTGGACGAGCCGCGCGAACGCATTAACCGACATGAGTTTCCACTCCAATGGTTTGGTAGACCGCCGGGTATTTCACTGCCAACGACAGCGACCGAACGATGCCGGTGCGCGTGATGCCGTACTCCGCGTCGACGTAGCGCACCATCTTGCCCGGCAGGATCACGCCCGTCTCAGTGAGCACGGGCAGCGTCAACCCGACCAACGCCTGTTGCCCGACGTTGGCCAGGATCGACGCGCCGCGCTGCTGGCCAGCTTCGGCCGCCGTGATGAGCTGATCGGTCACCTGCGTCGCTTCGAGATCCCCCGCGGTGCCGGTGCGCGTGACGTGGCAAACGACGCCCCCGCTGTTGGCGCCCGTGACGAACACGGTGTTGTACAGCGGCAGCGACGACCACTGGATGCCCTCGACCTGCACCACGGCCGACGGCAGCTCGAAGTCGGGCGTGATGGTGTCCCACGTCCAAGGCATCGTGGGGTACAGCGGCAGCAGACGCACCGTCAAGTCGGTGGGGTGTGGCTGCAGATAGCCGCCGGCGGCCGCCGCGATGGCCTGCAGGGCCGTCGCATAGGTGCCCTGGAACGACCAGGCGTTCGCCGGCACCAGCCAATCCGTCAGGCCCCAGTCCACGGCCCAGCCAATCGACACGCCGTTGTCCGTCAGCACGCTGTTGGCGATCTGCTGCGCGTTCTGATCCGCCGTGTTCGTGAAGGTCATCGTCGGTGAGTACGGCGCGTCGAGCGTCGAGATCACGCCGACACCGGTCACGGTCATCGAGCCGACGGGGAATTGGCGCTGGCTGCTGGCCGACTGCACGAAGACCAGGAAGTCCTGGCCGTTGACGTGCGCGAGAAGCTGCACGGGCTGGCCAGCGGTGTCCACGCCGAGCTGCGGCCGCATGCGGAACGGCACGACCGCGGAGAAGCCCCACGTCCACGACTGGTAGTCCAGCGTCAGTGTGAACTCGGTGCAAGGGATGTCGGTGCCGTCGGTGAGCGTGAGCGACGTCGTGTTGGAAATCATGTAGACCTCGCGAATTGGAACGGTCACGTCTGCGGGCGGGACGGGCGGCGTCGGGTGATTGTCGCAAACGAACGTCAACGTGGTCGAGTCCGACCATGCCCGCGTGAAGACCAGCGGCACCGCGTTGCCGTCGGCCGGCGTGTAGCAGAGATCGATCGGTGGCACGACGGGTGCCACAACGGACTTGCCGATGCCTGGCAGCTTCGCCTCGTCCCACGGGACAACCCACGATCGCACCAGGCCCGCGGCGTCGTGCGCGGTCGACCGGATCTCGCGGCTCGCCGGCGTCGCCTCTTCGAAGCGCGTCGTGCGCTGCATGCGCAGGCGCGTCGCTTCCTCGAAGGCCATCACCGTCGGCCTCGGATCCGCCGTGAGGCCTTCCTGCCAACGCGTCGTGGCCTGGCTGCGCCGCATCAGCGCCTCGGTCGCGTCGACGCGCGTCGTGGCCAGGCGCAGCGGCATCGCGTCCTGCCACAGCGTGGTGGCCTGGCGCGGCATCGACGCGGCGCTGTCCCACACACTGGCCACGCTCGCGGCGCGTAGCGGCACCGCGTCGATGATCGGCATGCGCACGCTCGCGTCGAGCGTCGTGGCGCCTTCCCAGCTCGTCGACGTCCCGATGCGCGTCGACGCGGCCTGTTGCCAGGGCTGGTGCATCGAGAGGCGCGGGCCGCGGTAGACGGCCGAATCGTAGTTCCCTGCCGCCACGACCACCGGCACGTCCAGCAGCTCGATCGCCGCGGTGGCGAATTCGATGAGCCCGGTGATGCCGACGCCGTCGACGAACGTGTAGACGGACAGATCGATTGCGGCCGTCGCCGACGCGCTGCCAGGCCCCGGGTTCAGGCGCCCGAAGACCAGATCGATCGGGCCTGGTGCCGGGTGGCCTTCGGAGAACAGCAGGTCGACGGCCACGCGTCAACCCACGATCGTGAACGACGTGACCTCGACGAAACCGCCGATCGTTCCGTTGACGTTGGAGAGCTTGATGTCCCCGCTGCCGCTGAGCCCGCTGACGTCCATGTCCATCACCGCGCGCGTGCCGCCGGCGGCGAAGATGCGGGCCCACTCGATCGGCTGCGCATCGCCACGCAAGGCCTCGACCGGGACGTTCAGCGTCAACGTCGTTCCCGAGATCGTGGCCGCCGGCGACGGCAGGTTGGCCTGCGCCTGCAGCGAGAGCCCGGTGAGCGTGCCGTGCGCGGGCCGCGCGCCGGCGTAGAACGCGATCGAGCCGCCTTCGAACCCGTCGACCAAGGCTTGCAGACGCGCCACACGTTCGACGACGTCGATGGAAACGCTCATGGCAGCTCCGGGATGATGTTGTCGGCGATGACGGCGTTGTAGTTCAGCTCATAGTCGAACGTCACTACGAAGTAGGGAAGCGGGGCGAGCCGGTCGAAACGGTAG